TTCTTGAAATTTACGCCAGGGGCTGGTTAAAAAATTAAGCAACTTTCTCATCTAAATGCAGGTCCTCTAATCCAAAACGATACAGTTTTTCTTACTCCATTAGTTACAGGAGTAACCCTATGTTGAGTATATGATGGTATTACTATCACACACCCCGGTTCATCAAATTCTTTAATATGTAACGGCTTATTTAAAAACAATTCAAAATGACCGCCTTGATATGATTCGGTTGAAATATTTGCTATAACTGTCAGCTTATAATCGTACAATTCATTTTTTATACTGTCCTTGTGCCAACTATATTCACCCTGTTCGCTGTCATGATACTGATTAAAGTTGACGCACTCAAACGGACTCATCTTGTAGATTTCAAAACCAAACATCTGCTGATTAACTAAGGCAACGGCATCTTCTAATTCTCCAAGATATTCCCGTGCATTTTTCCAAGCTACTAGATCAACTTGTGCTGTTTTAATTGTTCTTCCTGCCGGAGCATCATTCAATCCAATTTCTTTTTCCATAGCTAGTTTTTCAGCGATAGATTGACACTGATCTAAAGAATAAAAACTGGGTCGTGTAATATAATCAAGCTTCATGTAATTCTCTAAACCAAGATTTAGTTTTAAGTCTAATTTTTAAGGCGTTTGATTCTTTAGCAGAAATAATTAACCATAATGTTGCCAGCCTACCTAATTTAACCACGGCATCATTAACGTCCTTAATACCTTCTGGCCAATCGGGCATACTAACTGACCAACCGTACTCGATTGCTTGTTCTACGGTTACTTTGCCAGCTTCGTCTTTATCTGGTACTAGTATAATTTCTTTTCCTAGTTGCTTTAATAGCCAGTTTTGACTATCTTTAATTTCAGCACCTAAGATCGCGCAGCCATCAATACTTATTGCATCAAATGGGCCTTCACATACAATCGTGAATAGTCGATCATCATGTTGAGCATCGAGATTGAATACATATCCAGGTTGTTGTTCTGAAATATACTTTGGTTTAGCATCTCCTACAGCACGGGCAGTATATCCTACAATCGTATCGTTATAGGTAAACGGTATAATAAGTCTATTACTAAAACCAATTTTAGGAGTCCAATAAAAATCATAGTCTTCTAAATAGAGATTCCTACCTGCAAGATATTCTAGTACAGGTATAAGTTTTTCCGGAGCATGATCTAATAAATTGTTAATGCGTTCTGCACCTTCTGGTAATGCACGTAGATCAAATTTAGGTACAATACTACGGACTTCGATATTAGAAGTTTCATTAAGGCGCATGGCCTCTAACCCTAATTTATTAATGAGATCGTCTGGCATGTTAAGTTCGCGCATGAACTTGCGCATTTTTTGACTTAGTGTCCGACCAGGTTGCCAACTACATTTGAATCCACAATTAAAGCAATGATAACTAACAGCATCACCGGCATTGACAATGAATCCGCCACGTTGTCTTTTGTCGTCACAGCAGACAGCATTAAACGATATCCAACCGCTTGGAGTATGTTTACGCTTACCGGGTAAATGTGCTAGTAGTGTCTCTGAGATTAGGCTCATGCCTAATTATAACAGATTAATTTGAATAAATCAATAGCTAACAGTCACTGAATTAACCATTCCGAATGGAATAGTAGGATCTTGTTGACCACTGTATTGCCAAACATCTGGGTAAGTCCAACTTATTCGCATGTAGTTGTATTTTCCCACGGGCACACTCGAAAAATTGTGTGTTGTAGTTGTTGCTACACTTGTAGTAAAACTTTGAATTTTGGCTGCATTTTTAAAAGATTCTACACTTATGGTGCTGTCTTCAGTTGCTTCTACATAGATAGTGCCAATAAAATTTTCCAACGCAACAGCAAAATTCAAAGCAGTAGTCGGTACAGCTTCATAAAATTTGCACGGAATAGCACTGGTATGATCAGTAACATTTCCCATGAAATTAATTTCGCCACTAAAGCGATCATACACTACACTACTTCTAGTTGTAGGCGTAGCACTTTCAACTATTTCTATCGTACCCACTGCGCTAAATCTACTGTCGGTGTACAGTGGAATATTGTTACTATTAGTGTCTGTAGCAGTTACACTGTATTTTAAATATTGGTCATTAAAGTTGACTAAATCTGCACTTGGAATTTTAACAGTTGCTATCCCTGGCAAGGTTGTACCGATAGGAGTTACAGTATATGGACTATTAGGTAACTTATTTCCACTGGCGTCCATGACATTTAATGCAATGTTAGATATCAATGGGGTAGTTACTAAATCTAGACGTTTCTGGTCGGCGTTCTGAATATCGAACTGAATAACATTGTCAACACCTTTATAAATTTTTACTGTCTTTGCATACACGATTGTGTTCTCCACGGTGAATCCTGCCAAATCGGCTATAAGTATAACTCTGTTTGGATATAAATAACTTTGAACTTTTTGCATTAGCAAGGACCTTTAATAGTATTTATGGCAAAACTAAGAGACGATATTGAACAAAATTTACCTTTTATCAGTGTAATAAATTACGGTGATCAGGAGTATATCGGCATCATTATCAATCAAGATCAATTTGTTACTAGTTTTTACGATCTTAATGCTATAAAAACCCCCGAAGAAAAAACACAGTTTTTAGAAATAGGTGAAACTTGGTGGTGGGAGTCAAACCGTCAGTTTCCGATTAATATCTTTTGCAGGGATCAAATATACCCATTTCATTATGCTATTAAAACTTTTAATAGTAAAGATACTAGGATTGTGTTAGGTCCAGTTGTAAATCTTATGAATCTTACACTTAAACGTGTTAAACGTAAGAGTGTACAGTTAGTTCGAAAAGTCCGTTAATTCTTCACAAATCAAGTTCATCTGCACAACAATTACATGTGCATAGGCAACAGCGTGTGCCTTTTTAAAATAGTACTCATCATTCTCTGGCTTGACCCAGATTTCGTTCATTATTGTTGTCCAGTCTTTTCCAATCAAATAACGCTTCGCTGGACGGATCATTGCCAAAACCGCAGCCAATTGTTCTATCGAGGTAGGTTTGACCTGTCTCAAGATAGAACCATGCCCGTTGACATGAAAGAGCTTGTTCACGAATTCGTCTTCTAGTAAAAGGTCCCATACAGGATCAGTCTCCATCAATTTCTGCAGATGCGCACGATCACGCACTTTCTCATAGACGCTAACATTTAAGAAATCTATCTTAAAATAACCTCTATCTTCCGCTGTTTTATAATTTATAGTACTTATGTTTGATACAGGATCAACCGGGATTGACTGTACATAAATTCCAGTATTATGTTTTTTGCCTTCTTCAAGTTGTGCTACAATATGCTTGATATTATCAAGAGCATTTTGTCTATTTGCAAAGTCAATATCAATATCTGGCATTAAATTCCACTCTCTTTAACCACTTGTTTAACTAATTCTGTGTCTGCTGGTAGTTTTTTAAATTTGTTTAACCAAAATTGTAAATCAATAATTCCACCAACTGCTGCCAACTGCTCGTCGTTGAATTTTTTTAACATTTCTTTGCCACTGGCTGAGTTTAAAATAAGCCAAGGACTTATTTTTCCATCTCTAACATCATAACAAGCACGATTTAGACTTACGTAATGAAAATAATGATTCCATTGAGCATTGTTATTGTTAGCCCAATCTAACATATGACTTATACTACGTTCTAGTGCCGTTTCAACACCTTCTGTCCTAATCAAATTGACCACATATTTTTCATACAGCTCATCTCTGCACCAGTGATCTAATTTAACTCCGCTGGTAATTACATAGTTGATAAATTTATCAGGGTATAGTGGATTAACGTTGCTGACAAAACTTCCAAATTTTACAAATGCATTATAATACGGACTTCTTGCAAATTCTTCGTAGGTTTTATCACCTTTGAAATTCTGACTCATTTTATAAAAGCGATTAAACGTGTCATACCCAAGAATAACATGTTTTTCTGACTTAGCAAGAAATCTGCGTTTTTGTTCACACACGTGAACCGCTAGAGTTTTTTCTCTAGTAAATTTATTGTTACAAAATTGACAGGTATATGAAATATTTTCAGCTAGCGCCATCATTTTAATTTCTTAGCAATCGTAGCTTCATCCATGCCATGCTTACGTGCAAGATCCTTAATTTCTTTATCAGTAGATAATTCAGCAAGTAATTCAAGTTCGTCTATTTTTCTATTGGGATATATCTCAACTAAGAACTTTAACTTTTTACCACCTGTGCCTGTTTTCTTTTTAAATCCTATCCATTCATGAAAAAATGTCTTCTCTTGATAGTTACACATACATAACAACGTCCACATGAGCTTAGGATGTTTCTGTAATAAATTCCAGTGTTTATTAAAATATTCGTTGACTGTTAATACAAAATGTTCTTGTATTTCTTTTGACTGACCTTTAACATTACTAATATATCTGTTAAGAATAAAAAATTCACTCTTGAGACTCTTCTGCTGATCAGGTGTCATTTCGTCCCACGCTGAACGCAGATTCATATCTACAAATGCTAGTTTTTCTTTGAGTTCAATCTTATCACTCATTTATCATCCTTAACCATACGATATAGTATTTTAACATTATCTATGGCTTTTTGCAAGGCCGGATTCTTCTTTCCGGCTAATCTAATATCAGTCCATTCTCTGAGATCATCTACTTCTTTTTGTCCTTCGGATCTCGGATCAAACAACGGATTTTCGGGATTGTAGTCCCATCCGACTACTTGTCTCGTGCTAGGATCTGCTCCGAATTCTCGAGCATAAACTACTTTACCTACACGTTCGTGTATATATGTTGCCCCAGGTTTAAGACTGCCCATTTATCAATTCGTCCCTAGGAATAAGTTTAGCATCAAATGCCATTACAGTACGATTGCCTTGACCCTTCCAAGGATATACGGTATGCGGGAGATAGCTAGGAAATACAATTACAGTGCCCGGAGTTGGTGCATATTTCCAAGTATCATTCATTACGAATTTGGTAATATCTCGAGTTTGTGGGAGTCTAAATAAAATTTGACCGTCACTAGGATTACTGTCAAAATCCAATTCAGGAGCACTGATATAAACATTACCACTTAGGTTGCCACCAGGATGACTGTGCATTTCTTGATAGTCTCCCTGTACTTGACGTATAGTCCAGATACTAGTAACTTGAGGTTTACAATATTTTAATTCCTCTGTTCCTGATTGAGCACTAACCAACTCCATGTAACCTTGGCAAATACTTTCAAAATACTTAACTAGCCAGCTTACATCCATGTCTAATGCATTTGGATAAACTTGTATCTGTTGGCCGCCACGAATACTGAGCATAGGATCGCCGGCATCATTGAGTTGATATTGACTATGCAACATTTCCGACAGTGTGTATATTTTACTAAATTCCACCGGTGGAACAGTGTCAATTGCCATAGTTATAGGTTGAAAATACGCTACTTTAAAAGTCATAATAATTTATCCAATTGAATAATTTCACTTTGTCTTGATATTTCTTTAACGAAATATACGCAGTCTGGTTTCTCTCCACTCTGTATCGGAGTTGCTAGAAGTTGGCCATTTTTCATTTTAGGAAAATACCACTTGACGTCATTATAAAAATTTACAATTTCTATCTTTTTAAACTCTACTCTAAAACTACTTAGTGGATTAAAACATAACGCCTCAAACCCTCGATCGTTTATACTAGTCAATGGTAGTACTTCAATATCGCAACCAGTTGAACTATCACCAACGGCAATTGACCAGTCTATTGGCATAGTTACTTCATTATCGCCGATTCTAAGTACCATTGCTGGACTATTAAAACTTTCCAAGAAAATTAATGGCATGAATAAAAAATCGGGATCGCTTGGAACAGAGTTATCTAAAACTGCAAATCGTGTATTCTCATCCACCTCTTCTGGTAAATTGTTCAAGGAGAACATTGTGTTGTCTAAAGTTAATATTTGCATCGTTATTTTTGCCAGTCTATCTTTTCAATATTGAACGGATATTTGGCTTCCTTATAAAATTTCTTTCTTTCAGTAAGATGCCGTTTGGCATACTTACAAGTGGACGTAACGTCCCATATTTGCACAAAGTCTTTGTCTTCGGCTTTTCTAATTCCTCTGCCTATTGACTGAATAACCCTAACAAACGATTTGCCAGGCTCCAACAATACCATGTTAAAGATACGAGGTATATTAATACCAACAGCCGCAACACCATAGGTCGCGACGATAATCTTATTATCGCTAGTTTTAACTTCGTCATACTCTTCTTTACGGTCTTTGGTCTTTACTTCACCTGATACAAATACTGCTTCTGGTATTTCATTTATTATAAATTTGCCTGAGTCGATCCTATTAACTAATACTAGTGTATTGCCTGATTCTGCGATTTTTCTGATTAATTTTGAGATATAGATCATCCTATCATCATCAGTGACAAGATATTTTAATTCTTCTGCATAGCTGGTAAATTCTGAAATATCAATCATTTGTACTACATTCACATGGCAGTTTGATAATACTCCCATTTCTTGTAGTTCGTGTGCTTTAATGCCGCCAACTACTGGGCCAATGCTGGCAAATATTTGTTCACTTTCGTATTTTTCCTTAGGAATCGTACCAGTTAGACCCCAACGAATTGCCGCATTACATAAATTTTGTGTAAGTAAATTTTTAAGGACTTCGGCTTTAGCCATATGTACTTCGTCAACAATAACAGTCTTAACGTCCTCAAGAAATTCAGCAAGAGTGACTATATCATGCTCGTGATTTTTACTTTTCTTATCTAAAATGTTCAAGCTCTGCCATGTACAAATAGTATGTGTCTTGTTTAAATCCTTCCTATCGCCGTAATATACACCTACATCTAATCCCACAGCGATAAAATCTTCTTCTGTTTGCTCTACTAATGATTTGTTAGGAACGATCGTAATAGTTCTGCCTAATTGCTCGCACAGTTGACTTAATGTTGCCGTAGTAATAGTCTTGCCGGCACCAGTTGCAATTTCTTGCAAGGCTTGTGGATTAGTTAAAAACGTATTGATTGCTTCGACTTGATAATCACGAAGCATAATAGGTTGGCCTTCTAGTTGATGTCCTTTAGGCCATACTTTTCCTTGGTCGGCCCAATATGATTCAGTAACAGGGGTAAATTCTATTTTTTGAGTTGTGCGTAAATCTTCAACTTCGTCGATGCTAATACCCATGTTGCCTAGTATACCTAAGACAGTTTCTAACTGGCTCAGATAACCATTACCGCCCAATCCAAATAGGCTTACCATACCGTCCCATCTACCTAATTTATACGCAGGATGATATCGAGCATACGGAATTTCATACTTAAATGTGTTGGCTAGTTTTTTTCGAGCATCTAGCGGAAGACCTTCGATTTTAATGTTAACCTCGTCTCGAATAATCAATTTTACTGTCATACAAATATTTTCCGTTGCTCTAGCATGCTGGGTGTATTTGCATATTCGATAACTAGATCACAACAGTTAGCATACACTCCTGTCTTACCGTGTCGCAGGCCCATTCGAGTATCTAGTGTGATTACACTCATTGGTTTCCATGGATTTTTTAAGAAGAATTTTGGTATTTTTCCACTCTGAACTGCGGCAACCGTTGTCTTACTGTTTAACTCTGCATTATACTTTTTATTAGAGATAAGTTGATTAAACTGTTTTCCAATATCGCTATTTTGAAGTCTAAAATAAATTCCTATCTGATTAGTGATTTTATTTTTTTCTAAGGAATCTGATAAAATCTCTAAGTTTTCAAGATATGCGTCTTGATCCTGATTATCAAATACTACTAGTATTGGTAGTCGACGAAGTTCTTTTAATGATCGAATAACATCGGCTAAACTGTGCTCTTTTTTGTCAATCCATATTTTTGTCTTTGGACGGTTGGCAATAACTTCTGTTAATGTCTCGCCATGATTTTTGGCATTTTCAGTAAAATACTGGTATCGTATACTTCGGTCATTGATAATATTATTATCGATTGTGGTACTGATACCGAGATCGTTAGTTATATGTTTTTGAAAATTTATATTTTCAATGTTAGTGATTAAAAATTGATTTTTTATCGACTCTTCCGACCATGATTTTATAGCGTCATAGTGGTTTTTTATAGTTTCGTCAATTACAAAATTATGAGGAGTTAGCTCGTCTACTATGGTTACAATATTTTGTTCAGTCATTGCTGCATAGTATATCTTGCCTGCACTGCCCTGGATAAAATTTTCCACTTTCTTACCAAGTTCGTGCATTAGATTTCGTAAACTTGCAGAAAATGTATATTCTATACACAACACTAATTCTGCTTCGTCATTTTTTACAAGCGACAATTTTCTAACTTGTTCAATTTTTCTAAAAGGCCTTGACCATGTAGGATTAGTAATTGTTTCGGATATTTCGCCAGTATACTTTTCTAGATTTTTTTGGTTTTCTTTAAAAAGTTTCACTAGCAAATATGCCTGTTTCTCTGTAATAAAAAATGTACTAGATGAAGACTGATGTAATCCAATAAATGTATTGTAGTCACGTTGAGACACTACTTTTTTCAAATAGTCTTGGTCACTTATTAGTATTGTGTTTAATAATAGATCAGTGGTCATCATACTAGTAAGTATACACTAACTTTTTCAAGAGAACAACCTTTTAGATAATATTTTTTAATTAAATTGAAGCATCTTCCATGCCTGCGACACGGAGTTTTACAATATTTGTAATTTGCCACTGTTTTTGATCAAGTGCTTTGATAACAGCTAACCACTTGTTGCGTAGTAAGGCAAACTCGTTGATAATTTTTTCAAAGTCAACGACATCTGCCTCACCTTCCACAAATTTTTCACAATCTCTGCTACTTAGAGCACGTTGATAATTTTCCAAGTACTTGCGAAAATGACTACTTTTTAGTCTACGTAACTCGATGTTAAGATATTCTAAAATAGCCTCAATTTCTTGAAGTTGACTAAACCGTTGTTCAACTACACCTGGCATAGAAGCCGCGGCCTTTTCAACATTTCCTAAAATACGACATTCAGATTTTGCATCTACTAATTCAGTCTCAAAGTATTGAATAGCATCTGGTATATAACTGATGTCTTTGGCTATCTTAGCGTACCACATTAAAAGTCTAGCTCTCCGTATTCATCGGCATCTTTATCATCTTCGTCTTCGTCGAGATAATAATCGATAGCGGAATCTAAGGAACCGTCGACCCCCATGGCTCCTTGTAGAACCCTATCAGTGACTCCGTGATCTGCAAGTAAGTCAACATATCGCTCTGCAACTACTTCGATTTGTTTTTTATCAATATAGTCTGCAAAAAGTAACCAGATATCACCTATTTGTGTTTCATTCAACATCTTCTACTGTCTCCTCAGGAATGGGTGTTGTTTCAGCTTTGATATGAAAATTTTTCATTATCATATCTAATTTATCATCTTTCCATTCTTTTCTGTAGAAAAGAAACTCTTCTCCAGTGGTAGGATCAACCCATTTAAGTCTATTGCCTTGCTGAGTTAACAAGCCATGTTTTTCAAATAGATCAACTAAACCACTATATGGATTCATACCGGTTTCATATGGGATTTCAATTTGTAATGTTTCAAACGGCTTTGCATAACGAGTCTTCATGATCTTACAGGCTGCACGAATGCCATGTACTTCACTAGTTTTAACACCATCTGCATCAGTCTTAAGTTTAAGTTTTTTCATAGCAACAACGATACTAGATGCATAGACAAATCCTTGTCCGCCTGAAATCTTGTCATCTGGATCAAACATGTCTTGGCTTGCGTATGTGTGATTTGTACAGACCATACCTACATTTAAGTTACCAAACATGTTAACACAGTTACGAACTAATGCTGTTAATGCCTTAGGTTTACGACCCATGTCTCCCTTCAAATCACCAGCTTCGAACTGATTAATGTCGGTAGGGGTAAGCAACATACCCAATGAGTCTATGACAAATAAGACTTTAGGACGGTCGACCATTTCTTTGTACTCTTTGGTAAATTCGTGAATGGTCTTTGCCACATCATCGATCATAGCCATGTTGAGTTTAAGAAGTTTTTCTTCGCTTGTATCTACACCTAGATCGTGTAGCCATTTTTCATCAAGTGCGTTTTCGCTATCGATCAAGATAACATAAATGCCTTGTTCTTGTGCGTTGCGTACCAAATTACCGGAGCAGATAAAACTTTTACCTGCACCTGATTCTCCAGCAAACACAGTAACTTTGCCCAACGGTACACCTTTGTTAAAGTCACCACTGATTAGATAGTTTAAGGCAAAATTACCTGTACTGATCCAATCTGTTGGATCATTGAATCCAACACCCAGACCGTCAATTGACTTGGTCAAGGTCTTTCTAAATTTTGATAAATCGAAGGCTTTTGTAGCCATAGTTATTCTCCTAAATGATTGGTAAAGGGCCGAAGCCCTTTACATTACGCTTTTTGACGATTGCGAATCATTGCCAAGATATCTTGAGCACGATCACCGCCTGTGCTAGATTCTGTAGCTGACTCTGTCTTAGGAGTAGGTGCTACTGTCTTTGGTGCTGGAGCAGCCTCTTCTTCATCAACGGTATCATCACTTGATACTGATGGTGTAGCTTTTACTGCTTTATTTGGATCTCCAGTATTCTGACTCATTCCAGCTGGTTTGAAGTATTGACCCCACCGATCCATATCATATGGCTCACCGTCAACTGACGCTTCAAACATTTCTTTCATAACTTTCAATTCAACTTCGCCTGGTTTCTTAGGCAGGAAGTCTGATAAATTAAACAAGCCATGTGTGTCGATAGCCGCTTGTTCGATATCGCTCAATGGACGCTCACGACGTGCCCAGCTTGATGTTGAGTAGTCAGCATATCCACCCTTGCTACCTTTCTTCATGCGATAGTCTAAGCCATGCACGTAGTCAGTTGGCAAATCTTCCAACTCTGGATCAACAAGTGCCGCACGGATACTTGTAAAGATTTGAGGACCAATAATGAAACGACGAATTGGATTTTCTGGAGTTTCTTTTTCTGCAAGACCGTCTTCAACAACGAAACCTTGGAAAATATAACTGCGTTTTTTCCAGTACTTACGGCCCATATCTTCCAATGCTGGGTCTTTAAACCAACCACGCACTTCTGAAAGGATAGGACATGTATCGCCATACATTTCTACGCACGGTACTTGTACTGTAATTGATTTTGATTCTGATTCACCTTTAATTCCAGCGAATGGCAATTTAATCATTGCACGTTCAACCCAGAAAAAAGTATTGTCGGCGTTACCGTCTGGTAAGAATCGTAGAACCGATTCACCGCCTTCTTTGAGATTCCAGAATGGGTAAATTGAATTATCACCACCTGTTCTATTGTTGTCTGAACCTTTTGATTCAGCTGCCTTTAATTTTGCACGAATTTCTGCCAAAGATGCCATTATAATTCTCCTATTGTTAGCCTTTGTTACTGCTTTTTATTTGCCTATATTTGTTTAGAACCCTCTAAACAAAAAGCGCATACATGTTATTGTATACGCTTTTATTTATGTTTGCAAGAAGAATCTTGCTGAAAATATGAGTATTTTACTCAATTAACGATAATGCACTAGACTTGTTAATCTTTGGAGTTCATCGTACCCAACAGACTCTTTTTGTGCAGGAGTCGCTGGCTGTCCTTTGTTTGGAGCACGAGCTAGAATAAATGGATCTAATGGATCAGCACTACCTATCCATTTTTGATCTTCCGGACTTAGTTTAGAATATGCGTCGGCTTGTGGGCTACCCGCTGGCCATGGACCATTATTCACAACGGGTGCAGATTGTGGTACAACTGCATCGGGTTCACTCATATCACCTGCCTTATCACGAGCAGCTTGCTCGTCTGGTGTCATTTTATTAGCTGGTTCAGTTTTAGTCGGTACAGGTTGAGCATAGCCCATTTTTCCTGGATAGCGTGTAATTGATCCATCTTTAAATCCAGCATTTAGTTTGCCTTGGAAATCATTCCATGCTGCTAATACTTTAGGATCTGCCATCTTTGCTTTATCAGCTAGCAGTGCCTTAGCCGCTGTATCAGTTTCGTCACCAAAGTGTCCATCTACTGCAACCTTTTGACCATTTTGATTTAACCAGTTCTGATATGCGGTTACTGTAGAATTTGATTGTGCATTGCCTGCTGTACTAGTTGTTTTTGATGCAGTGGTAGTCTTAGGGGATCCATCGGGATTATTAGTTGCAGCGTATTTTGCATCCCACTGATGTGCAGCTACGCCTCGATCACCTTGTGTCGATGGTCGAGCTGGCGATGTTCCTGGAGCCATGTGGGTCACTGGACCAGCTTCTAAAATTTCTGTGTAGCTCTTTAATTTTTGTGCGAGATTTGTTAATTCGCTTTCGTTGATAATTTGACGTGTCATAATTATTTTCCTATTTGATCCATTTGTCCTAGAATACCTTTCATCATTTCTGCAGGATTCATTGATCCTCCTGGAAATTGTACTGTTTGATTAGGTACGTCCTTTTGTACTTTTTGTAACTGCTGACCGAGTACTTGTTTAACTTGATTGCCCATTTGTTGTTGTGCATTAGGATCGTTTTGTAGAGCCTGTAGCTGTGCCATTAATGTGTTCAAATCAAATTGTTGCTGTTGCTGCTCATCCATTTCTGCTGACTTAATGCCGGCCAGTTTACGAATTCTATGACTTTCATCATGATGTGGAATACCTGTGCTAGGATCAATTTCATCGATCTTTTCTAATACTGCTCTTACATGTTCAGGTTTTGCGTGTACATGATCAAATGCACCATTTTTAAAATCACGTATTACACGGATCTTAGCACGTTCGCCACCAATGGTAAAATTATCATCTTCTGGATTAAAAAAACCTTCAACGGTCTTCCAAATTTCGTCAACTGGATCTGATTCAGTCTTAAGCATTTTAAATCGTTTCATCGCTTCGCCGATTGTTATAACATGACTACCAAAATCTAACGGAGTATCGTGTGTTGCACCACACTCTAATGCCTTAATAATCTTTGCTTTAATCTTACTCTCTGCAACTGCTGCTGGTGCAGGCGTTGATGGAGCAGTCGGTGGTAACGGTGGTAACTCTGCCGATAAGTCTGCTGGAGCTATACCGGCTTCTGGAGGAATTGGTGCTACAGGCGGAGTAGCTGCAACTGGCGGTGCAGGTGGAACTGCTGGAGCTGGTGTACTGTCTGCTGGTTCATCACTAGACAGATCGTTTAGCTCACCGCTATCAAGTATTTGTTTTGCCACGTCCTGAGCATCTGGGCTCATTGGCTCGTGTTCGTCACCGGTCGCTAAATCGTTAAGATATAGTTTGATCGCAGTGCCAACATCGTCATTGTCTGATAAAGTTGATAGATATTGATTAACAAACTTATCACTATCTAAAATACCTTTTAGTTCTAGTGCAGCATTAATACCGCGTGGCCCTGGAGATTTTAGTAATCCCTGCCCTAATTTGTCTTTTAAAGAGTTAAGTGCGTTTAGATAATTTTTCTTGTTAAGAAGTTCATTACGGCCTTGCTGTTGCTCGTCGTCTTCACTAATAAATTTATCAAAGAATGATTCTAATTCAATCTCTTCTTTGGTCATTTTTTCCGTTTCTTTACGGGCTTTATCGCTAGCATGTGTTACTTGGCCGCGCGGATCTTTAGCTTTACCTTTAATCTTTTTCCACTCGCCTTCTTCCTTCCATTTAACAACATTACCCTCTTCATCTTTTTCTTCTGAGCGTAATTCATTTAACATATCTTCTGGATTAAGTTCTTTAGTTGGAATTTCTGATTCGTCAACTAGACGGAAGATATATGGAAATGCTGTTTTTAATTCTTCATTAAATGTTCGGATTGTTAATCGATCAACCCAGTCATTCATAACTTCTTCCGGAATAGCTTGCTCTTCTTGATCTTCGAATGATTCAGCAAATGACTCATAGTAAGCGGGACGTTGCAACATCTGTACTTCTTTTTTAACTTGTTCGATGCGTTCCATTACCTTTGAAGTAATGTCGCTCATAGCTTCTGATAATTGTGCTTGTCGTCCTACGTAGCCCTTAAACTTGCGTAGTTGTGCCAGTTCTTCACTTAGACTTGAAATATGTTTACCAATACTGTCATACGGATTGCCGCCGTGTTTTAAATGCTCAGCAAGAGCGCGAGCACCATTGAGATGTTTGTATGGATATCTGAAACGTTCGCCCTCTGCGTTTTCAACATAGATGTTTTCAATGTGCATTGTACGACCTGCAGCTAATTCGGGATTAATATTTTGTGTATGTTTAATTACTAGTCTAGCATTACCTAAATCTTGATAGCTAATTCTAGATGTACCATACAT